TGCAACGTGCTGGATCGGCTCATTGGTCCCCTCCTGTTCGTGTGGTCTCAACACACGCTTGAGCATGGAGCGGGCCACTGAGCCTCTCATTTCCAAAAACTGTCATAAAGTCAGACCCCTCCCCCTCGCGGGGGGGAGGAGAGTATGGAGATGTGTCCGATTATGGCGGCAATCACCTGGGGCAGGTTTTGTTCCACGTCGCTGGCGGTAAACCGTACGACCCGATAGCCGCAGGCTTCGAGGAGTCTTTGGCGCTCGGCGTCTCTCTCCTGTTGGCTTTCGTGAATCGGGCCGTCGACCTCCACGATGAGGCGATGGCCGGCGCAGAAGAAATCGACTACAAAGGGGCCAATGGGCTGTTGACGCCGGAAGGAGACACCGAGTTGGTCGCGACGCAGTACGCTCCACAACTCACGCTCACTTGTTGTAGGTGCCTTGCGAAAGTCCCGCGCCATCTCCACCATGCGCACATGCAGGCCTACCGGAATAGCAATTCGCTCTCTTGTCATCACCACTCTCTCAGCGAGTAGCTCCCCTCCCCCCCGGAGGGCTTGTGCCCTCTTTATGCAGGGTGGGAGGGGTTGGGGGAGGGGGGGCTTCGGCGCCGCCGAGACTCGAGCATTCGCGATACTCTTCACTCTACTATCACTAACTCAGCTAGAAACTCCCTCCCGGAGGGCTTGTCTCCAGGCCGTTGGGCTGGACAGGCAGCCCGATGGCGCCGGGGGAGGGGGGACCATCTGAGACAATGACACACCATGCCTCCTCCATCCACCCTCCCTGTGACCATCCTGACCGGGTTCCTGGGCACCGGCAAGACCACCTTGCTGAATCGTTTGCTGCGGGGCAATCATGGGATGCGGCTGGCGGTGCTGGTGAACGACTTCGGGGCGATCAATATCGACGCCCGGCTGATCGACTATCTGGATGAGGACTCGATCAGTCTGACCAATGGCTGTGTCTGCTGCTCGATGCGGGGGAATCTGGTGACTAGCACGCTGGCCGTGCTGGAGCGCCCTCAGCCGCCGGAACACCTGATCGTGGAGGCCAGCGGTATCGCCGATCCGATTGGCGTGGCCGCCGCCTTTCGTACCTCCGCGCTGCGCCAGCGGACACGGGTGGACGGCATTATCACCCTGGTCGATGCCGAGCAAGCAAAAAATCCGCGGCTCGATTCGCAGTTGATCCACGATCAAATTCGGTCGGCGGATGTGGTGGTGCTGAACAAGGTAGATCTGGTGGATGCCCCGCGGCGAGCGGAGCTGGTGGAGTGGATTCGGTCGCTGGCGCCCGGGGCGCGGGTGATCGAGACGGTGGATGCGGAGGTACCCTTCGAGGTGGTGATGGGGACCGACAGCCGGGGCGCTCGGCTCCCGGACGGCGGGAGCGACGGCCGGCATCTCCAGTTCGACACCTGGAGCTATTCGACCGAGCATCCGCTGGCCTATCGGTCGGTTCGGGCGGCGCTGGAAGGTCTGCCCGCTGAGATCTTTCGGGCCAAAGGCATTCTCGCCCTGGCCGATGCGCCAAATCTGCCGTTTACCCTGCAGATGGTTGGCCGGCGCATCTCGATCGAGCCGGCCGGGACCTGGGGGGAACGGCAGTCTACGACGGAGCTAGTATGCATCGGCTCGCCGGGCGCCATGACGGCTCAGGACCTATCCGACCGCCTCGATGCCTGTATCACCACCAGTGTGACACTGATGACCCGCCAGAATCTGGGGCTGTTGAAAGGGAGAGTGCGATGGAAAACTCTATCTGCGTAACCTGCGGCGTGCAATTCGCCGCGACCGACGAGCCACCCCAGCGCTGCCCGGTGTGCGAGGATCAGCGGCAGTATGTCGGGTACGACGGCCAGCAATGGACCACGCTGGAGACCCTGCAACAGGATCACCACGCCGTCATCAAGCCGGAGGAGGCGGGGCTCAACGGCATCGGTACCGGTCCGGACTTTGCCATCGGGCAGCGCGCGTTGCTAGTCCAGACGCCGACGGGCAATGTCCTGTGGGACTGCATCAGTCTGCTGGACGCTCCCACCATCGCGGCGGTGGAGGCCCTGGGCGGCATCTCCGCCATCGCCATCTCGCACCCGCACTTCTACGCCTCCATGGTTGAGTGGAGCCGTGCCTTCGACGCGCCGATCTATCTCCACGCGGCCGATCGCCAGTGGGTCATGCGCCCGGACCCGGCGGTGATGTTCTGGGAGGGGGAGACGCGATCCCTGGCCGAGGGGGTCACCCTGATCCGCTGTGGCGGGCACTTCGCGGGGGGTACGGTGCTGCACTGGGCGGGCGGAGCGGCGGGCCGAGGCGCGCTCCTCAGCAGCGACATCCTCACGGTGGTTGCCGACCGTCGCTATCTCAGCTTCATGTACAGCTACCCCAACCTTATTCCCCTGCCCGCCGGCGCCATCGAGGGCATCGTGTCGGCCCTGCAGTCGTTCCGCTATGATCGAATCTACGGCGCCTGGTGGCAGCGTATCGTGGCCGAGGAGGGTGAGGCGGCGGTGGCGCGGTCTGCCGCGCGTTATCTGGGGGCAATTCGGGGAGAGTAGGCGGCGACGGGGACAGGCCCGCGAGGTATCGGCGGTGCGAGCGCATGGACCCGTGGTGTCGGCCTGCGGGCCGATTCCGCCCAACTCGTGCCCCGAATGGGGTACAAGGGAGCGGGCTACCCGAATACCGCGACCTGGTAGCTCGGCGCTCGTGCCGTCTATGTCCGGTAGCCCGGCCGCCCTGGCCGCCTGTCCCGCCCAACGGCGCGGGGGGACTGGCCCGCAGGCCAGCACGTTCGGCTCTGTTCACGACGCACGGACGGTGCGAGGGATCGTGGTTAGGGGAGGGTGAGGGCGAGCTGCTGGTAGTATGCGCCGGTGTTCATGTCGATGTGCCAGTGGAGTTCTTCGATGCGTGCCTGCTGGTTGGTCAGGCCGACTCGTGGGTCTGTGATGGTCACGATGTCGAGCAGTTCGAGTCCTGGGTTGAGTGCCACGGTGAGGCTGCCACTGGTGGCTCGTGACTGCTCCTCTCGCAGTGCCAGCCCTGCCTTGATCTGGCACTGGGCGCCGGTGGTGAGCAGTCGCTCAACGATGTGTCTGTATCGCTCTCTGCCGGTGGCACTCAGCTGAGCCGTGTCTATCGCCTCGGCGAAGGCGACCGTGTTCCCTGTTGGTGCGCCTATGACTCTGATCACGCTGGACTGATCGGCTGATCGACTCCAGTTGATGCCAAGCGTCTCGCTTGCATACGTCCACACACTCGCGTCAGTCGTCAGTCGTTCCGAGAAGATTACCGACGAACCTTGTCTCCTATAGGAAAAGGAGTACACATTCGCCAGACGATTTAGGGCGGTGTCCCATGTCTCGCCGGGGGTGATGACGAAGCACGGGATGAGCTGGGAGAACTGGGGTGTACTCCCGATGCCTGCCATGGTGACGCCGGCCTGGTCGCAGACGTATTGAATTAGCTGTGCGATGGTTTTTCCGGAAAGGGCGACGAAGCGGTTGCTGACCTGGGTGAGGAACTTGGCGCAGTCGCGCAGATCGACGATGACGTCGAGCCGATCGGCGACGGCTTCGTAGCGGACCTGGTCGATGTACATGACGTGGGTGGTGATGAGATCGGGGCCGTAGCCGAGCTGGATGGTGACGGTGGCGTTGGACTTGAGCGCCAGTGCGCCGGTGTACTGGCCGGCGTAGTTAGACAGGGTGAGGGTGGCGGCGCTCTCGGCGTTGGGTTTCTCGACGATTTCAAGGGTGACCAGATCCAGGGTGAGATCGAGTGCGCCGGGTGGGGTGTTGGCCTGCATCACGGTCTGGCCGTCGAAGACGTAGAAGACGCCATTCACGACCAGGACGCTGGCGCCGTTGGGGAAGAGGTTGCCGAGGTTGGCGACGACGGACCAGTTTGCGCCGTCGGTGGATCGCCAGATGGCGGTACGGGACTGGGCTGCGCCTGAGATGGAGCCGTCGTCGGTGAGGGTGATGGCGGCGTAGAAGTAGGTGCCCGACCAGCAGACGGATGGGTATTCGAGTGAGAGGCCGGTGCCTGGTGGGTCCATGGGCTGGATGGTGTTCCAGGATCCTGCTTTTCCTGCCGTGATGAGGTAGGAGCCGGCGGCAAATCCGGTGACCAGGGTGACACGCATGAAGCCGGCGACGACGATTGGGTTGGATGCGGTGGTGGCGGCCATGCCTCTGATCTGGCCCCAGGCGGTGTCGATGGGGCCGGAGTTGGCGAACGGCGACCATGTTCCACTCTGGGATGTGCCGTAGATGATGGCGGCGGCGGCCAGGGCGGTGTCGTAGGTGGCGAAGCTGCCGAGCACCTGGTATGGGCTGGGGGCGCAGATGCCGCGGCAGTAGGGGATGCCGGCGGGGGCCGCGGCTGCCACCTGCTCGCCGGACCAGCTCACACCGTCGTTGGTGGAATCGACGTAGCAGATGGCGGAATCGGAGTCGCGGATATAGAACAGGCGTACCAAGCCGGCGGCCGCGGCCAGGGCGCAGCCGGCGACGAAGCGGGCGCCGGAGGCGGCGGTGACGGGTGAGGCCTGCCACTGGGCGGGTGTGGCGGCGCTGGTGATGGTGTTGACTTGGATGACGCCGACGGCAGGGCCGGCGATGACGGCCCGGACGATGGCGCCGTCGGAGGAGATGACGGCGGAGACGTGGCCGGGGAGTGATGAGGTGACCAGTGTGGTGAAGGAGGTGGTCAGGTCCTGGACGGTGACGGCGAGGGCCATTTGCTGGGAGGAGCTGGATACGGCTGTGATGAGCGATGCGGGCATGGAGCGCATGGGTTGTATCCTTCAGGTATGCCGCTTGTCTACTAGTCCGAGTGGCCAGCGAGTGGGCTTGGTCTATCCGGGTCGGCCGGCTGGGGGTCGGAGATGCGCATCTCCGACCCTGTGCTTTTTCTCATGTCCAGTTCCAGCGGAGTGGTGTATCGCCCCACTGCATGCGGGAGGAGATGAAGGCGTTGGATTCTTCTTTGACGAGCTTGATGGCCTGGTTGTAGGCCTGCATGAGCTCGTAGGAGTTCTTCTGCCAGAGGATGGCGGACTTGGTGTCGTCGACTCGGTCACGGAGATGGCCGTCGACCCACTCGAAGTTGTCGGCGACGGCCTGGATGTAGGCGTGGACGGCGTAGGCGTGGGCGCCCTGGTAGAGGACGGGCCAGTGACGCTCGGGGACGGAGGTTCCGGAGACGTCGAGGGTGTGTCGGGTGGCGTAGAGGAGTTCGAGCGTGTCTGTCTGCTGGGTGGGGTAGGCGGATGGATCGATGGCCAGCTCGATGATGTCCTGGCCGGCGGTGGTGTTCTGGGGGGGGAGTGGGCCGAGGAGGAGATTGTCGGGGGTGTTGTCGGTGAAGGAGGAGCTGGTGTTGTCGGGGATCGAGCCGGCTAGGGCCAGTCCTCCGGTCACGCGCGAGCGGTAGAGGTTGCGGGTAACGGTCCCGTAGGGACCCGTCGGTATGCCGCTGATGACAACGATGGAAGGAGCGCCGACGACGACGCTGGGGTAGGGGGCGGGGGACGGAAGCGACTCGCCGCCACCAGCTGTGAGCCACGTGTAGGTGTACTGCGTGGGAGAGAAGGATGCCAGTGACGGAGGCACCAGGCCGCCGGCCGTTGCGGTTAGGGTCATGACTACGCCGGCGATGGGATTGGCGATTTGGGGTGTCTTTTTCTGGACGAAGGGGCAATAGACCTTGGGGAAGAGGTTGAAGGGGTACTCGACGGCGTCGACGTACCAGGCGCCCGCTGGGATGGGGTACTGGTTGATCTGGGGGGATCCCGCGAGTTGGACGGCCTGGAGGTTGGGGCTGACCTGGGAGTAGCGATTCAGGGAGCGATCGAGGGCTCTAGTGAGATCGGCGTCGGACCACCTTGGTGTGGTGGATGACGCGAGTGTGTCGAACAGATCTGCGCGTAGAGCGGTGAGGAAGTCGCTTATGGCGAGCGGGTAGGTGACGGGCATGATGCCTCCGGACTGGGGGCTGATAGTAGTGATGAGGAACCGAGACGACGAGGCCGGCGGAGTAGGCTGGGAGCAGGGACCAGGTGGCACGCCAGAGGCCGTTCTGGCCGAAGCGGGATCCCCATGAATTGAGGATGAGTGGGCCGACCTGGTTGTAGCCGACGATGGTCATGGAGTGCCAGAACTCAAAAGGGCCGTACTGCGAGGAGATGGTGGGCAGATGAGAGAGACCGAAGGCCTGGAAGAAGGACTGGTAGATGGGAAGAGCGACTGCGACGGGGCGGCCGTTGCTCAGCTCGTACTCGATGGTGTGGACGTCGTACGGACTGATCGAGTGCCACGAGGTGGTCGTGTACTGACGAGCTTCGCTCAGGACTGCACCGTCTGGTTGCGCCCATCGGTCGGACGCCTGGCCGTCGTGGGGGAAAACGTGGAGCTGCGCGTCCCCCTCCCGTTGAATGAGATCGAAGGCGGCATCATAGGTGAGGCCCTGGTCAAGGCCACCGTTGAGCTGGTTCCAGATGAAGCCACTGGAGAATCCCGGGTGCTGGTGCGGGTGAGCTTCCTGATAGGTAATCTCCTCGATGGTCGCCAGGGTCTGCCCGACGCATGAGCTGGCCAGTCCCTGGTCGTGGATGCGGACGATGAAGGGCGTGAGTGAGGCGTAGAGCGGGACGCGTCCCCCGCTGATGTGGATGGGCGGTGGAAGAGGGGCGAGTTTGAGTCCGCCACGGTGGATGTAGTGGACGGTGGCGGAGGTGCCGGCGAAGGCGATGAGGCCGGCGAGCAGGGTGAACCAGAGGGCCGTGTGGTAGTGCCAGGTTCTTGTGAGGTGGTTTCTCATCAGTGTTGCCTCATCCATGCGGTGTAGTAGCGGCCGGGGTTGGGGAGCATGCCGTAGGGCTCGATGCCGGCGAGGATGAATTTCTTGGCGATGTCGGGGGCGGGTGAGCCGGGTGCGAGCATGGCGAAGATGCAGCTCCTGAGCTGCTGGTAGGTGACGTCGGTGGCCAGGAAGATGCCCACGGCGTCACTCTGGCCACCCAGGCCGGCGGGCAGCTGGTGGTTTTCCTGGGTGAGGGTTGGGTCTCGGTCGTCCATGACCTTCCAGAGGACCGGGACGGTGAGGACGGTGTTCCCATTCACGGTGCGGAAGGTGAGGGTGATCTCCTGCTGACGGCCGAGGACGACCATGGGCCACTTGTCCATGATGTGTTTGATCTTGCGAGCATCAAGAGGCATAGTGTTCCGCCCACTCCATCTCGGCGGCGAGCATGTCGCGGACTTCTTCCATGAGCTCGATGGCGTGTTCGAGCTGGGTGGCATGGAACTCGATGAGGAATTGCTCGTGTTGGTTGTCGGATCGCTGGTGACGCTGTGTATATGCGGCCTTGATCCCGATCAAGTAACCCAATATGTAAGCTGCGGAGTTTAGCGGGCTTAGCGGTGGCCTTTCAGGCGATTCCACCCCATTCGGGGCACAAGTTGTGGATTCTGTGGTCATTTGGTGGTGTTGTCTGGTGCTGTGGGGGTTGGGACCAGTACAGGAGAGGAAGTTTGGGGCGGAACGGCCGTGCTGTTGCGGTTGGCGACGTGAGTATAGGCGGTGGACCCGGCGGAGTAGAGGCCGATGGAGGACAGGCCGAGGCCGACGCCGACCACGATGGTCTGGATGATGGGCCACTGGGTGCCGTACATCTCGGCCAGGCCGGCGAGGATGCCGAGGAGGACGGCGATGATTGGCGAGAACTGGGCCGGCAGGCCGGCGGTCTTGGCGATCTGGGTGAGGCCGATGACGGCGGGGACGACGGCGACGCCGTAGAGGAGTTGCTGTTGCATGGTTTTGGGTCCTTAGTAGTGGAGTTTAGGCATGAGATGTGAGCTGGGTGTGACCAGCGGGGTGGGGCGGTGGGATTCGACGTGGGAGTCGGTGCCTAGGAAGGAGTCGGTGTTGAGCTGGAGGGGTGCTTTGGGCGCGGCGTGAGTCTTGGGGGTGTGCGACGTGGCGGCGGCGTGCCTGACGGAGCCGGCGCCTGATCTGTGTTGGCTCGTTGCCGCAAGTGGAGCTGCTATGCGGTGGCCGTGGGCATCGAGCATGGTGGCGGCGGGGTGGTTGCTCCAGCGGTACGGGTTGGGTCCGTCGTGCTTGCCGATGTGTCCAGGCCCTTTGGTGCCGTTGGGGTTGAGGTGAGAGGTTGGCAGGGCGCCAGGCGTCTGGTCTTTAGGCTTCTTGAGCACGTGCTTGGCGGTGACGGTCTTGGGTGTCTTGGCTACTTTGGGCTTGGCCAGGTGGACCTTCTTGACGTGGACCACTTTTGGCTTCTTGAGGTGGACCACATGCGGCTTCTTGGGGACGGGTGGTTTCTTGGCGTGGACCACGTGCGTCTTGGGGACGATTGGTTTCTTGACGTGGACCACGGGAACCTTGACGGCTTTGTGCTTTGGCTGATGGATGGCGTGATAAATGGTGGAGTACATGGTCTTGCCGTAGAGGTGGTGGGTGGGGTCGGCGAGTTTGGCGTGGGCGGGGCTGGCCTGGTGCTGGGTCGAGGCGATGGGCTTGACAGGCTGGGGTTTCTTGCTGTGCAGGTGGGGTGAGGGCGGTCGCATTTAAGCCTCGACCAGGGTGATGTGCATATACCACTGGAGGCCGTCGACCTGGGAACGGACATCGACCAGCTCCTCGACCATGTCCTGGAAGTGGACTGTCCAGATATCGCCGTTGGGATCGGAGTAGGGCAGGGTGACGTTGACCTTGTTGTAGGAGGTCTGGAGCTGAGTGTGCAGGGCCTGGCCGGTGGTGGCCTCGACGCCGCCGGCGTAGGTGGTGAGGTTGTTGAAGGCGACGACGATGAATTTCCACTCACGTTTGGCGGGGCCACGGTCGACGTAGCGTTCGCCGGAGCCGGCGCCGGGTGAGATGGGGGAGGCGGCCTGGCCGAGGAGATCGGTGCGGGCCACACGGGGACGGATGACCTGGTAGGAGTGGGGTTCGATAAAGTAGCCGTTGGTGTCGAGGATGAGCTGGCAGTCGAGGCCGATGGTAGGCATGGGTTAGTCCTTAGGGATGCGCTCGTCGGCGTCGTGGATGACGGCGCCGAGTATGAGGGAAACGATGAGGGAGACGAGCAGGAGTAAGAGGAGGAGGAGGATGCGCAGGATCATGTGTAGCTCTCCTTGAGGTGATCGCTCTGGGCGTAGGGATCCTCGTTGGTGGGGACGTCGAGTGCGCCGATCATCTTGTAGTAGAGGTCGGCCTGGGCGGAGTGGATGGTGGCCTGGGCGGGATGGCCGGCTTTGCGGGCGGCACGAGAGAGCATCTTCTGTTTGTGGAACTCAGCGACGAGCTCGGCACGGGTGTCGTTGCGGAGCTGCTCCATGCGGTCGCGGTCCAGCTCGACGTTGGTTTCAGGCATACGTGGTGTCCTCCGTTAGAGCAGGGCTTGCTGGATGAAGGCGGCCATGTCGGCGTGGCCGGGGAGGATGGGGTGGAGGTTGTTGGAGGCCATGAAGCCCTGGGTGGCGGGGTTGGAGCCCCAGCGGGAGTTGACGTTGCAGATGGCGGCGTTGAAGGCGCTGGCGAGTTGGTAGACGGCCTGGACGTAGTTGGCGAAGCGGAGCTGGTTGGCGAAGCCGGACACGCAGTCGTCGGTGGTGGCCAGTGGGTAGCAGGGGATGACGAAGAGGATGGAGCAGCCGGGCCGTGCTCGCCGGGCGGCATGGAGGAGGCGGTAGTACTGCTGTGTGAAGGTGTCGAGTGAGGGGACGATGGGCTGGGCCTGTCCTTCGATGTTGCAGTCGTTGACGATCATCTCGCAGATGATGAGGTGTGGCCCCATGGGGAAGCCGTAGACGCCGGAACCGGAGGGTGTGGCGTCGTTCTGGGGGCTCTTGTTGGTGTAGAGCGAGAGCCGATCGGCGGGACCCTGGGTGCTGGTGAAGTAGTAGACGGCGTCGCCGGGGACGGCCATGCGAGCCAGGGCGAGGCCGCCAGGTGAGCCGGTATAGGCGGTGGCGCCATGGACGTAGGCGGCGGCCACGTTGCTCTGCCAGCCCCAGTCGAAGGTGTGGACCTGGTTGGCCAGGCCGGAGAAGGAGAGCTTCTTGACCTGGGCGTGGGCGGGATCGGGCGAGGCGGCAGCGGTGTTGGTGATTTGGATGGGGGCGGAGCCGTCGATGGCGTAGGACCAATGTCCCTGGAAGGCATCGAGGTAGTGGACGTCGAAGGCGGTGCAGGGGTAGGGGGTGGTGTAGCGCTGGCAGGCGTTTTGCGTGAGATCGGCGCTGTAGTTGGTGGTGTGCCATCCGTAGTTGACGTTGGAGACGAAGGCGGCGGTTCCGTTCTGGGCGGTGGTCCAGGGATGGCCGCCCAGGAAGTTCTGGGAGTTGTTGGAGTAGTCGGCGTAGTTGCCATAGGAGGCGCCGATCAGTGCTCGTAGCTTCTCGACCCAGGCGTCTTTGGCGTAGGAGAGGTTGGTGCCGGCGGCGATGGAATCGCCGAAGACCAGGACCTGGAGGGGGACCTGGCCGGCGGCGTTCTTGGCGGCACGCCAGGCGGCATCCCAGCCGTCGGGGCGGAAGAGATTGGGGTAGGAGGCTGGGATGTAGAGCTGAGGCACTGGAGGTCTCCAGCCTTTCTATGGTGAGTTAGTTGGGTGTGGCGTACATCTGGACGGTGATGGCGACAGGCGCGACCACGGAGACGATGCGTGCGCGGGTGTAGACGTAGAGGTCCTGGAGGGTGAACACCTGCTTATCGGAGCCACCACCAGCGGCGCCGATGGCGACGGCGGCGACGGAGCGAGCGAGGTTGGCCTGGCCGTCGATGCGGACGTAGCCGATGGTGAACCAGTTGGCGACATCGATGGAGCCTTCGAACTGGATGGTGGCGGTACCTGAGCCGGTGTTGATGACGATGGCCTGGACGTTGCCGTTGAAGCCGTTGGTGGGGATCTGATTCCCGGGTCCGACCGCGGTGGCGGCGGACTGGAGCTGGGTGAGGAGGGCTTGCTGAGAGCCGGCCTGGATGGTGTTGCCGACGACGCCGTTGCCGGCGGCATTGACCAGACGGACGGGAAGGCCGTTGATGCCGTCCTCGGTGACGAGTTTCTGGGTGACTTCGGTTTCGACAGCGATTGTGTGGTTCCTTGTGAGGAGGTGCCCGGGCCGAGAAGCATTTCTCAGCCCGGGCGGGGCGTGGATCACATCCCGCGTGGGCGGGACGCAGGACGCGCTAGTTGTTGCCCAGGTAGAAGCCGCGGTAGTCGAGGACGGCGCCGCCGTACTCGTGTCGGACTTTGTAGGAGATGGTGTCCTGGGTGAAGTTGAGGCCGTAGAGGGGCATGTCCTGGATGAGCAGGATGGGGTTGACCTGGCCGCCCACGAAGCCGACTTCGAGGGTGTCGATGACGCGGGGATCCGCGATCGCGATCCACATGGTGGTGGAAGCGGGACCGGCGGCCAGGGCGTTGAGCTGGGGCGCGATGATCGGTTCGCAGTAGCCCATCATGGGGTTGATGTCGTTGTTGTTGCCGCCAGGCAGACCGGCTGATTTAAGCAGGGTCATGGCCTGGAACTCGAGGTCGGGGACGGTGAGCAGGTAGCGAGGTTTGAGGCCGATGGGCTTGCCGGCGAGGTTGGTCTGCTTGCGCATGCGGACCACGGCGGTCTGGAGATCGGCGGAGTTGAGTGCGCCGCCGGAGGCGGCGGTGCCCAGCGAGGCGGCGGCGATGCCGGTGTTGGAGTGGTTGACGGAGTCGAAGAGGGGATGGCCGTCGTAGATGTTGCCGAAGGAGGGAGCGAGGAGGTTGTAGACGAACTCGGCGAGGGTGTAGGCGGCGGCGACGGCGAGCTTCTGGGGGATCTGCTTGATGGCGTAGAGGTCGTCGTTGACGATGGTCTCACGGGTGATCTGGACGATGTTGCCGCGTTTGGTGGGGGAGTAGATGGCGCGAGTATCGGCCAGGGTGAGGGTGGTGTAGGCCTGGTCCTCCAGGACGGTAGAGAGGGATCCGAAGGCGCCGAGGCGGATTCGATCTTGCTGTTTGAAGTCCTTGAGGCTGGTGACGGTGGTGAACTTCTGCCATTCGGAGGGCCATGCCTGGTAGTCCTTGAGCAGGCGTTTATTCATCGAGGTGCCGAGGAGGTAGGAGAATGAAGCAGTGGTCACGTCAGCTTCGCGAAGCAGGGCTTCTGACTCAGTCAGACGGCCGGCCCGAACCTTCGCTCGAAGTCCTTCGGAGAGGGCTTCACGTACAGGCCTATCTGCTCCTCCGACAGAACCGATGTCAGATCCTGTGGCAAGCAGAAATGCCTCACGTAGGCCGGATATGCGTGGAAGAGCCCTGGCAGCATCCGACTCGTAGACATCGAAGAGGGCGTCGATGCCTGCCTGGACCTTTTCATACTCGGTCAGGCCAGTCGAGATAAAAGGGTCCTTGGCAGGACCGCCCATGCCCGTGATCTTGCCGGCTTCGGAGACGGTGGCGAAGATGGCGACGGTATCGGCGATGGCTTCGGTGAGCTCGGCTTCCTCGAAGACGCGATCTTTGAAGCGTTTCTTGAGCTGAGCGCGACCCAGCTCGGGCAGGTCGGACTCTGAGAGCTTCTGCTCCAGGAGCTGGCCGGCGACATGTGTGGCCTTCATCTCCTCGAACTGACGGAGGGTAGCCTGCTGTGCTTCGCGGAGCTCGGCGAGTTCACGGTTGTGTGCTTCTTGTAGTTGGGTGAGATCGGGCGGCGGCGCCGAAGGCGCCGGCACTGGAGTGGCGGGCATTTTCTGGTTCCTTTCAGAGGCGATGATGTGATCGATCGTGCCGCCGGCGGAAGCACGGGTGACGATATCGACGGAGTTGACCCGACGGAACTCGGCAACCTGACGGCCTTCATCTGATTCCTGGCAGGACGCGTAGGCATCGATGGAGAGGCCACAGATGGAGGGGTGACGCTGAGTCTCCTGCATGAGAGTCCAGAGCCAGTCGGCGCCGGGGAGTAGGTGGAGCTCGCCGGTGAGCCGTCCTTGCTCGCCCTCGGCGACGTGGTGGACATTTTTGTAGTAGCCGACGATGTCGCGGACTGAACGCTCGGGGCGACGGTCGTCGTTGTTGTGGTCGGCGAAGGCGGCAACTCCCTCGAAGAGCTGGGTGGATTCACGCAGCACGTCGGATGGGTAGATGTTGCCCATCTTGGACTTGCCGGAACGGATCAGTGTGACGTCCAGGACATGACGGCCGTCACCTGAGTCGGCACGGAGAGTGTCGATCTCGCCGGATGCCTCGCGGATCCCGATCTCATTGACGAGCTGGACGGCCTCAACCATCGCGGCTGACCTGGAGGGCCTTGTCGTGGATCATCTCATTCCACTTACCCTCGGCATCACCGGGGACGTCGTAGGACATGAAGGAGTCGTCGAATTGGGGTGGCATAGCCGTGCCGCCGGCGTTGGGGTCGTCGCGGGTGGCATGGGGTGCTCCGGCGTCAACCAGTGCCGAATTCGGAGTTTCCCGGTAGTCGATGTGCGGGACCACCACGGTGCTGGGCGCGCCCGGGATGGGGTTACTCGGGTCGGGCATCAGAAGCCTCGGCGGTCGTAGAGGGTGCCGCCGTCGGGCATGGGTTCGGCGACGCCGCCGAGGCCCTGGCCGGTATCGCCGCCGGTGAAGGTAGCGGGGGAAGAGTCACGATCTCCAACAGAGCCCCCATTCGGGGATCCAGGTCCGGCCAAGGTGTCGATGGCGAACATGTCTTGCTGAAAGCCGAGGGGGCCGATGTCGGCGCCGACGGTCTGGGCGGGTCCAGGGGTGTTGTCCATTTAGCGGGATCCTTTCTTGGGTGTGGGTAGGGGCGTGGGTGGGGCGGATGGCGCCTGCGCCTCGGGTTCTGGGGGCAGCTCTTTTGAGACTGCAGTAGCTGGGAGCATGAGCTGGATCAGTGTCAGTACCGCGGGTTCGTGGTCACGACGGACTAAGGCGTGGATGATGCCGGTGTAGGGGTATCCGTCGATGTCGAAGTGGACGAGGTCGCCGGCTTTGAGTGTCCTGCCGTCCCGGTCGGTATGACGCTCACTCATGGTGCGATACCTCCCACGGCGACGGTCTGTCCGCTGCTGGGTACTTCTGGCTGTTCATCACCAGCGAGCACCTGGCACAGGCCGGCGGGAGCGGTGGCCATGACGGCGGCGCGGATGATCGGTGGGCCGAAGTCGGGCTGCTTGATGTCGGTGGCCACGGCGATATGGAGATCGCCGCCGTAGGGGAACATGACGCGAGTGCCCTTGGTGATTTTGGCGCCGTTCTTGTCTGTGATCATGCTGTCTCCTTTACCAGGGGTGAGGGACGATGGCTGCGACTGGCAGCTCGGTGTGGTCGGCCATGCGGGCCAGATGGGGATCGGCGGGGAGCCGGCCGTCTAAGCCGAGAGCCTGCATGTTGGTACGTTCGTCGTACTCGGCATAGAAGGGGTTGTTGATCTGCTCGTGGACGAGGTCGTTGTGGGGTGAGAGGTTCCAGCCTTCGTGACGAGCTGCGACCTGCTCGACCTGGGGCGTGGGGGTGCCGATGGATTCGTAGGGTTGAGACATGTGAGCTCCTATCCGGTGGTGGCGGACCAGGTGAAGAAATAGACGGTGTTGCGTAGTGCGCCGGAGAGGTTCATGGTGAAGCCGGTGGCGGTGAAGGCGGTGACGGAGTAGGCGGCGGGCTTGTCGAACTGCGCCCAGAGGATTGGGACGTTGGGGAAGGTGATGCCGAAGGCGACGGCGAGTGAGCCGGCGCCGGAGGCGTTGGTAGAGACGTAGGCACGGCCGGCTTTGTAGGCCTGGGCGATGATGCCGGGGCTCTGAGGGACGGCGGATACGGTGGCCTCGCAGATGCGATGGGGATCGGGCAAGGACAGGATGGCCACGGCGCCATTGACGAGAGCGGCGCGATTGACGCCGATGTCGATTTTGAGACCATCGAGCCAGGCGTCGATGATGCCGAGGCCGGCCAGCTCGACGGTGGCGGTGTCGGAAGTGGGGTTGTAGTCGCGGATGAAGCCCTGAGCGGTGTACAACGTGTGCCTCGCTAGTGGACGTGGGCGACTAAGAAGCCGATGCCGATGGAGATGAGGAGCATGACGATGGAGAAGATCCAGCCGGCGGTGGTGGTGAGGAGCCCGTAGTGCCTGTTGTGGGTATCGGATTCATCGGATTTGAGCTGGTACTTGAGGTCGGTGAGATCGCGATTCATGAGGGTGGCGGTGGTGTCGTTGATCTGGATTTTGTTGGAGTGTTCGTGGACCTGGTTGATGAGCTCTTCGAGGCGAGTTTGGGGGGCGAAGGTAGCGTTGCGGCGTTCCTGTTCGAGGAGGGAACGGTGATGGGTTTCGGTGAGCTGAGCAATGCAGATCTGGAGATTGGCGAGGCCGGAATTGATCTGAGCGATGATTTCGGATTTAAGGAGAGTGATCGCACGAAGGGTCCTGAGATCGGCGTCGGAGGAAGCGAGGTCATCGGGAGTCATGCGGCGCCTTCCGTGGGAGCGGGTTGAACTGGGTGCATGAAACTTCTCCAGGAGCCGTGGGAGACTGCATATAGAGGAGGAAACGGGTCGAGGCGCACAACACCTACACGTTCATACTAGAACCTATGTTCTAGAAAGCAAGGCCGCAATGCGTCACGGTCGCCGCCTTCAGCACATGGCATCAGGCGGCGGACGGCTCAGAGTCGTGGGTCTCCCTCACGCCATACCCCGATCTCGATGCTGCGTGACGGCAGATGGGTAAGGCAACGATTCGGAGTCCCGCTTCGGCTGAAGTCTGCACCGAACGTGCATGCGGCCAAACGGCGACGCGACGTTACGGGGCAGACACGCGTGTGATGAACATATCCATGGGGCCGCTATTGTACTCCGAAACGATGCCACCGTTTGTTGCCTGGACTGGGTCTTGCACCGGGAAGTCGGTCGAAGCGGTCATGCCAGTGAGGACGATGTC